TCTCCTACAGGATTAATAGAAGGTTCTTGGGTTTTAGGATTTTTCTTAGATGGAAATAGAGCACAAGAACCTGTAGTGATGGGATCACTTCCTGGATACAATGATGGGTTTTCTTCTCAAGGAGGAGTTCAGGATCCAAATGGGGTTTATCCTAGAGAAACTGGACCAGCCACTAATTCGAGATCTAGAGGTATCGATCCATATGACACGCAAGATTTATCCAATAACGTAAATCTTGGAGCAGGATTGGTAGATATTGTTGCTTCCTTTGAGGGATTTTCGCCAAAAGCTTTTTGGGATCATAAACAATACAGCATTGGATATGGAACAAAGGCAAATTCTGCTTCTGAAGTTATCACGAAAGAAGAAGCAAAGACTAGGCTTGAAAGTAACTTATCTAGTTTTGCAAGTCAAGTTGAAAGATGGAACGGTACTTGGAAATATAATTGGTCCGGTAAACAAAAAGATGCTTTAACCAGTTTTGCATATAATCTAGGATCAGGAACTCTTCGCACATTAACCGATAACGGAAAAAGAAGTAATAGAGAAATTTCTGAAGCATTACTATTATATAATAAAGCAAGTGGTCAAATTGTCAATGGGTTAGTCAACCGAAGAATATCTGAACAAAGATTATTCTTGGACGGAACACCTGAAGATAAACTAGACTTTCGTCCAGGAGTTACAGTATAATGTCAATTTCTAAAAATAATGTTGATATAGAAACACAAGCTGATTTAGATAAAATTAAAAATTCTATATTAGAATTACAAACAGCAAATCTAGACCAGCCTGCAGAATCAGATTCACCACCAGAAAATTTAAATGTAAATGCAGAAGGTGGTGGGGCAAACATTAAAAGAAAAAAACCTTCGGCTGGAGGTTTATCTGATCCATACAATGCTCAATACCCATACAATCATTCTCATGCGACTGAGTCTGGTCATCTTATCGAATATGATGATACTCCAAATCACGAAAGAATAAACATCCAACATAGATCTGGAGCGTATATTGAAATACATCCAGATGGCCATATTGTTATAGCTGCAAATAAATTGCATCAACAAGGGACAGAATTGCATATAGGAATTGAAGGAAATGCTTCTCTGGATATTGGTGGAGATATGCGTGCCTCTGTCGGCGGTTCAGCTTATGTTGGGGCAAGAGAAGAAGTAGCGATAGAATCAATTGGGGATGTAAGCGTTAAAACTGAGGGAAGAACAAATATTAAATCTACTGGCGTTGTTTCTTTATTGTCTTTATCAGATTGTTATATTCAAGCTGATGCATCAGTAACACTTGCAGCTTCTGGCAATATTAATGCCACGACTCAAAATATATTAAACCTTAAAGGAAAAGAAGTCAATATTAAATCGACTTCGAAAATGAATATACACGCTGGCTCAGAGATGGATTTAAATTCAAAAAGTGGAATGACACTTTATGGATCCACCATTAAAATGAATGATACAGGAGCATCGGCGGCGACGATTTCTCCTATTCCCAGTGCAGATTTTTCAGACAGTGAATTAGAAATATTTAAAACAGAGCTTGGCGAGATGGAGTTTGATTTTGATTTCCCACTTCCTCAGTACACGGCTATTGGTCCAAATGGTGAAACTTCTAGAAGCACACAAGCAATTACTATGGCCAGCAATCTAGGTCAAACTTCTGGAGCGGCGTCAGTATATCGTGGTGAAGGAAATATATATATTCCAGAAACTCCAGAAGTTAGTGTAATACAACCACGTGGCGAAGGCACTAATGCAGGGCAAGTAGAATATAGAATCTCAGGAAAAATTAGAAATACAAAAATTGTCGCCGACTTAGAAAATATATTAATGTCTGCAGCAAAAAAAGTTAATGTAGATGTCATAATATTTAGTGGTGGTCAAGTAGCTAAATCTTCTCCAAATGCGAGAAACGGAATAAATAGAACTGGCTCTGTAAGGCATGATAATGGATATGGGGTTGATGTATATCTCTATACGAGAGAATTTAAATATCAATATAGAACTGATAGACCAGAAACCCATACAGATACCGCAAAGGTTAAAGCATTTATAAGCGCATGCAAAGATATAGCTGGAGATAAATTATCAGCTGGAGCGGGAGCAAAATATATGAGTGGAACAGGAATACATTTAGATATTGCAGCAGGCGTTAATGTTTCAGAACAAGCTGCAAAACATTGGGGAATGGACGGAAGAAGTAAGTATTCTCCTAGATGGTTAAGTGGAATATTCGCATGACCACTAAGGGGATATCAAGAGAAAGTGATGCATTGACTACAGGTCACGATTGCACTGAAACAACAACTTTAGATACTCCTGGACAATCTACAGTTTTCGCTGAAGGTAAGTTAATTGCAAGATTGGGAGATAATACTGTAGCTCATGGAATAGCTGCACCAACTTGCGGAGATCATGTTGCGAGTATTATAGGAAGTGCACCAAACGTTTATGTTGCGGGTGCAAAGGTTGCAAGAATAAGTGATAATGCAGATGCAGGATCACTTACCGAAGGAGCAATAAAGGTATTAGCAGGTAATGCCTAAATAGACATTAAAGACTACAGTCTTATTATACTATAATTGAAGTGAACGTCAAGGAAAAAATTATGAACATTCATGATAATTTGGTAAACCTCTTTGAAACGTATGTACGTGAAAGTGAGAGTTTCGATAATAACAATAAAACAGCTGGCACGAGAGCAAGAAAAGCTCTTGTTGAAATTTCTAAATTATGTACTGAAAGAAGAAAAGAAATACAAGAGATAAAAAATGCCTCAACCAAAAGAAGAAATATTCAGTGACATAGATATGAGCTTCACAGCTCATCCCATTACTGGATTCTTAACGAAGAAAACAAACAGACAGGCAGTACGTCAGTCTGTCAAAAGTCTTATTCTCACAGAAGCATACGAAAGACCATTCCAGCCTTTAATTGGTTGCGGAATCAGAAATTATCTATTTGAACCTTTTACATCCTTGACAAAAAAATTGATGGAAGATTCTATAGAGGAAACAATAAACAACTTTGAACCAAGAGCAGATCTCATTGCAGTTCAGGTTGAAGAATATCAAGAAACTCATACTTTGGCTGTTTCAGTTGCATTTATGATACAGAATGATCCAGATCCAGTCATATTAGATGTAATATTAGAGAGAGTAAGATAATGGCAGATGCAAATACATATCTTAAAGTAACAGAATTAGATTTTGATGGGATCAGAAATAATCTGAAGACTTATCTTTCTACAAGAAATGAATTCAAAGATTTTAATTTTGAGGGTTCTACAATTGGAACATTAATTGATGTTCTAGCATACAATACGCATTACAACTCATATTATACAAATATGGTTGCCAATGAAATGTTTTTAGACACAGCACAACAGAGAGATTCAGTTGTCTCTCGAGCGAGAGAATTGGGATATCTTCCAAATTCTTCACGTGGATCTAAAGCTACAGTTTCTTTGTCTTTTAATGGAGTGGCGTCAACAGAAACTAGGATAACAGTTCTAAAAAATTCTACATTCAGTTCGGTGATTGATAATGTAAACTACACTTTCGTCCTTCCAGAAGATTTAGTTATTGACAGCCTTAATGGTCAGTTCACTGCAGATACTTTGATTAAAGAAGGAACCCCACTGACACATAGAGTAACATATTCTTCTGTCGATAAAACTAAAATTATAATCCCAAATAAAAATGTTGATACAGATTCTATTTCAATAAAGGTTCAGAATTCTTCAGTTGATTTAACATCGACAGATTTTAAAGTGGCATCAAATATTTCTGAAATAAAATCTACAACTCCAATATATTTTGTTGAAGAAGCTTCAGACGGAAAATATGAAATTGTGTTTGGTTCTGGATCTCTTGGAAAAGAATTGAAAAATGATAATATTGTAATTGTTGATTATCTTGTCAATAATTCGTCAGCCGCTAATGGTGCAAAGTCTTTTTCTCCAGTACAAGTTTCTACTGATAAATCTTACACTAGCGTTTCAGTCACAACTGTTGATGCAGCAACAGGTGGAAGAGAAGTTGAAAGTGTAGAAAGTATTAAATTTAATGCCCCTAGAAATTATCAAACTCAAAACAGGGCAGTTGTGGCAGAAGATTTTAAAAGAATATTATTGAATGAGCAGTCTGATCTGGATTCTGTTATTGCTTTTGGTGGGGAAAATTTCGATCCTCCTACTCCAGGAAAGGTTTATATTGCAGTAAAACCTATCAATGAGCTATTCACGACAGTTCAGAGAAAATCGCAAATTAAAGATTCGATAGCTTCTCGCTGCATGCTTTCCATTGAACCAGTAATTATTGATCCAGATTTTACTTACATAATTTTAGATATCAAAACCTATTACAATCAAAATGAAACTTCTCTAAAAAGTGGTGATATCAAAAAATTGGTTCTTGATGAAATAACATCATTTTCTACCACTAATCTAGAAAGATTTGAAAACAGATTAAGGTTTTCAAAATTGTTGAGAGCTCTGGATAACATAGATAATTCTATCATTAATAATGAATCTTCTATAAAAATCCAAAAGAGATTTACTCCAAATACTCAAAGACCTCAAAGAATTACTCTAAAATATAATAATTCATTGACGGCAGGAACAATAGAATCTTCAGAGTTTACATATAACGGCAGCTCAAGTTATTTCGATGATGATGGACTTGGTAATATTCGAATATTTCGATATTCGGATTCTGTTAGGGTTGATGTGATTAAGAACGCAGGAAAAGTAGATTATGAAACCGGAATATTGACTGTCGAGAATTTTAAACCTTCTGCATACTCTGGTATCGAAGTTAAGGTGGATGGGAAACCTAAAAATCTAGATGTCAAACCAGTAAGAGAACAAATACTGTTACTTTCTTCTGAAGACGCTAAAGTAACTATTATTGGCGAGAACTAATATGGCATTAGATCAAAAGATTTCTATGATTGTAGAAAATCAGTTTCCTTCTTTTTATAAGGAAGAAGGGGCAAAATTTTTACAGTTCATTAAAGCATACTATGAATATTTAGAACAGACTGGTAAATCTTCTGATGCTTTGCGTAATCTCACAAACTATAAAGATATTAATGACACATTAGATGAATATTTTGTATACTTTAGAAAAGTTTTATTGCCCAACTTTCCTGCAGATATTGCTGCAGACAAAAGATTATTAGCAAAACAGATACAAGATTTTAATTCTTCTAGAGGAACTTTGAATTCAGCAAAGCTTTTGTTTCGTGCTCTATATAACGAAGATGTTGAAGTTTACTTTCCTGGAGAGCAAATTTTAAAAGTTTCTGATGGAGATTGGAGGAAAGAAAGATATTTACTCAGTCCATATACTCCAGAAACATATGAGTTTGTTGGTAGAACTATCCAAGGAACAGAATCCAAAGCAGAAGCTCTTGTTGAAGATGTAATTAAAGTAGTTGCTCGCTCTCGTGACATTATGAAAATTGTAGTTTCAAATATTAAAGGCGATTTTAATCATGATGAGCCTATCATAGTTAAAGGAACATCTGGTGGCCATTCACCTATTATTGAAGCTGGAATTAATAAAATCACAGTTAATCAAGGTGGATCAAATTATGTAAAAGGAGATGTTGTTAAACTTATTTCTGAGAAGAACGGAATATTTGGTAAGGGCGTTGTTACCTCTATTAAGAAAAGTGGAGGTGTAGTTTCCTTTGATATCGTAGAGGGTGGATCCGGATATACAGCAACATCAGAGTTAGGTGGAACTAAAGTTCAATTTATAGGCGGCGATGGATATGAAAAAGCTGGGTTTGAGATTGATATAGAAGATATAGTCGACACTTTTGCAATATCTGTTAATACCAACCTTATTGGTGGAAATAATATATTTGGTGATCTTGGACCACAAATATCTACAGGGCAAATGTCTACTTATGCTAATACTCCTATTGGATGTCCTCATTATGGATTTCCAGAATATGGGGAAGAAGTAACAAGAAAAAATTTCCATGAACAGGCGAATGCAATTATTCGAATTGCAAACACCACCGATATTGTAATAGGCGATTCTATCTTTGGCCAAACCTCTGGAGCCAATGGAATCATCACTACAATTATTAATAATACAGGCGGTGATGCGTACTTTAAAGCCCACACAAACAAAAAATTTACTGCCACAGAAAATGTTAAATTGCATTCTTCTGCAGGGGCAACAGTTGGAACAGTAACAAGCTTCGAAGCTAATACTATTGGCCATCATGTTTTGCAATTAGGATTTTTCGCAAATAATACTACCATTCAACTAGGTACTAAATTGAAGGGGCAAATTTCTGGAGCCCAAGCAACAGTTAGAGCTTTTGGAACTACAGTAACGAACGGATATACTGATGCTGAGAACCCAAGCGATGTGAGGGATTTGTTGACTTTAATCGTCACTTCCAATAACGAATCTTCAATCTCTCCAGAATTTGATACTGGTCCTCTGAAGGGATTTATTGAAAATGAACCTGTATTAGATAATTATCATTTGACTCTTGTGGGTAATGCAACTAACTCTACATCAAATGTTTTGACTGAAAGTGTTTATACTAAATTGATTGATTCTTTAATATTTAAGAATACAACCTTCGGCACTGTCTCGAGACTTTCTAATGTTTTAGGTGGTGCGGGGTATAGTATAGCACCAAAAGTTAGAATGAGAGAGAATGATATCGCAACCCTTGGTATTGCTGACACCCTTTTAAAAATCGAGACGAATGATCCTAATTTTTTAACGGGAAACAGTCAATACCAAAGGATTGATACTAACGATAAGATTATCGGTGGCACTTCAGGTGCAATCGGCGATGTCAAGTCTGGATTAAATAATCAAGCTCCAGTTGTTAATTCATACGCTAATGGTACTTATGAAACTTGGATAAGAGTTTTCCAAAGAGCTCAACAAAGAACTCCAGGAAACATAGCTTGGAAATTAAATGAAAACATCACTGTACAGTCTATGAACCAAGAGTATGTCCCATATACTACTGACAGCAGAACAGTTATAGATAGTGGTTCTGCTAAAATTATTGATATCATTGAAAATGGGATATTAGGAGACAATGCTAGGATATCAGCCAGCGTTGGTGCCAACGGAATTGTGACATCTGTGACGCCATTAGACTCAGGATTTGGATACCGACCAGAAGAAAGAGTCACCATGGTCGCCGAAAGAAAGCCTGAAGATGATCAAGACCCAATAGCTGTAGGAACGTTGTCGATCAAAAATGTTGCCAACACCGAAGGTTATTATGCAACAAATAGATCACATGTTTCTTCACTAAGAGGATACTTAGCAGATAACGAATATTATAATGAATATGCATATGAAGTTAATTCTGCTCTACCTTTTGATAAATACAAAGAAGTGTTTTTAAAATTAGTACATCCTGCTGGCCAAGGATTGTTTGGTAAATATGTTCTACAAAGTAATGTTAATATGACAACTTCTGCTGATACTGATAATGACAAATTATCAAAAGCTACAGGAACAGTTTCTATTACTAATTTATCTTCTAGTATTTCAGGATCAGGAAGTTCTTTCCTATCGCAATTCGCTAATGGAGATATTATGACTATCAAATTATCTTCTGGAGACTTTGTTTCAGTTCCGCTAAATATAGTAATAAATAATACAAACGCAAACACAAAAATTACTTGGACAGAAGGCGCATTAACTTCTGCAGAGATATTCTATAATACAGGATCAATAGGATAATGGCTTCACTTTATAAACTTGCTACTAAAGAAATTTCTATTAATAGTGCAAAGGCATTTATTGATTCTTTAAATGCATCAGATGGCAGAAATAGTAAGAAATCAGTAATATTGTATGCTGTTTTGGGTAAAGGCTCTCCATGGGATGACGAACCTAATCCACCAGCCCCTATCGATACAGTTCAAAAATCTCACTATGATGTACATAGAAATGCAATTGCAGCTAAAAAGGTGACGTCAGATAACGTTTCTTTTGTTGCGCCACGACATGATTGGATAAGTGGTACAATATATAGTATGTACAGAGACACAGACAAAGATATATACAACAAAAGCTTTTATGTATTTACTGACGAATATAGTGTGTATAAATGTTTATACAATAACGGCGGTGCGCAGTCAATAGTAAAGCCGACAGGATATTCTACTATTCCATTTACAACCAGCGATGGATACACTTGGAGATATATGTATAGTGTTTCTCTTGGAGAAGCAAGAAAATTCTTGACGTCATCATATATTCCAGTTAAAACGTTAGAAGCTGCAGGATCTTCAGTTGAAGGTTCTAGACAATTTGCATCTCAATCTGCAGCATCTAATGGTTCTATAGATATATTAGAAATTAATACTCCTGGATATGGCTATGTGCAAGTTCCAGAAGGCGTTGTAGAGCTTGCAACAACAAATACGTTAAAGCTTTCATCTACTGGAGCTGTTCCTCCATCACCAGTAGATAACTTTTATAATGGATGTTCAGTATATATCTATACGGGAGCAGGTGCAGGTCAACTTCGGAGAATTATAAACTATACTGGATCAACAAAAACGTTGACAGTTAATACTGCGTTTGCTACAATAGCAAACACAGATTCTAGAGTTATAATATCCCCAACAGTAACTATTATTGGAGATGGATCGGGCGCTAAAGCATATGCTAGAGTTTCGAGTAGTGGCGCAGTTTCAAACATATCTGTAATTGATACTGGACAACTATACACCAGAGCAAAAGCTTACATTAGTTCTAATTCAATTCATGGTACTGGGGCGACAGCAAATGTTGTTATCAGTCCTGTTGGCGGTCATGGCTTAGATCCTATTCGAGAGTTATATGCAGATAAGTTAATGTTGAACGTTTCTACTACTGGTAATGAAGGAGTTTCTTCGAACGGGAATGGATACATTCCATCAAATACTTCTTTCAGAACAGTAAGTATATTAAAAGACCCAATACTAAAAGTGAATGCTAATAATGAAGTGAAGCCTGAACATATTGCAAATTCTTCTAATTCTCCATCGACGCTAAACTTAATGACAAGAATGCAAATATCATATCTGCAGATGGATAGTTCGAACCCTGTCAATGAATTACAAAATAATGATTTATTGACCAATGAGAGAAATAGAGCAAAGGCTGAATTTGGGCAACTAGAATTCACTACAGATACAAGTTATATTAAATTAAAAAATGATTCTTTAAAGAATGCTATGCAAGCAGCGAATGCAGCTATTGTATATATTCGTGATGATGAGACAGAAACCGACCCATCCTTCTATACAGTTTACCTAAATAATGTTCAGAGCTATAGTAATTATCCAGCTTTTACTAAAGATGATGTTTTGTTAACATCTGAATCCGACGTTAAGGTTGCAACTGTAGAAAGAATACGTGGTCCAGAGGCAAATACATTTTCAGGAGAAATATTATATACTGAAAATGTAGAACCTGTAACAAGAAATGTAAATCAAATAGAAGATTTTAAAATTATTCTAGACTTTTAAAGGTAGACTAAATGGCACTTGAATCCAATTTAAACGAAAGCCCATATTTCGACGATTTTGACGAAACTAAGAACTTCCACAGAGTCTTGTTTCGTCCTGGATTTGCAGTACAGGCAAGAGAACTTACGCAGCTCCAGTCGATTTTGCAAAACCAAGTTGAGAGGTTTGCAAACGAAGTCGTAATTGACGGAACTGTAATTAGCGGATGCAACATCACCACCAAGAGAGTGGATTGGGTTCGGCTACAAGATAGAGATGCGAACAATCGATTGATTCTTGCCGAAGATTTTATACAAACAAATGGTAAAATCGCAAATGCAATTGCATATGGTACAACTTCGGGTATGCAGGGTAGGGTTGTTGCCTTCAAACCTGGAACAGAATTGGCCTTCCCATCAACTCAAACTCTCTACGTTGATTACATTAATTCTGGATCAAATAATACAACGAAACAATTTACTGATGATGAGGTTATTGTTTTAAGAAACTCTGCCTCAAATAATTTCATTGTTGCCAGTAAAACTTTTACTACAAATGCAACTGGATATGGATTGAAAGCGGCAACGGAAGATGGAATTATTTACCATAAAGGAAATTTCATTAGAGTAGAACCGCAATCAACAATTGCTGGAAGATACACTACTATTCCTGATGTTAATGTTGGTTTTGAATCTCGTGAATCTTTTGTGAATTCATATGAAGATTCTAGTCTATATGATAATGCAAGTGGTTCCACAAACTCTGGAGCTCCTGGAGCAGACCGTTTAAGGATCACCCCAACGCTCACTACTAGAAATATTGGATCATCAAATACTGAAACATTTTTCACTGTTGCAGAAATTAGAGATGGTAAAATTGCAAAGAAAATTAAAGACACAACATATTCAGATATCGGAAATTATGTTGATGAAAAATTATTTGATACAAACGGCAACTTTGCTGTAGAACCATTTAATATTCGTATTCGTGAACATTTAAAATCTTCAACGAACTTGGGTAGACTAACATCAGAAAATGGCGGCAATACTTCTCTTATTGTTGCTTCTGTAGAAGATGGAATGGGATATGTTGGCGGTAAGAAAATTAAAGTTCATGCTCCAGTAGAAATTTCTGTTGAAAAGGGCATAGATTTTGACACTCAAGAAAATGGTGTTATCGGACAAGCAATAGGAAACTATTTAAACTGTAATGAAGTTTCTGGCGCATTTGATTTTCAAGGATTGCGTCAAATTAAGCTATATGATACTGCAATCAATTCAGTTTCTTCTGGAAACTTTACAGGTTCAACAGCATCAGGCACCTATCTTGGAAATTGTTTTGTGAGAGGCGTTGAATATAGTTCAGGTGTTTCTGGATCATCATCAGGTGTCATGAGGGTATATATTAGTGGCATTAACATGGTTAGTGGTAAATCCTTTAGTGATGCGAGAGCTCTAGTGATGGATAGTAGCAGCGGCCAAAAAGCTTTCGCTGATATCATTCTGACAAATGGTAATGCGGTAATACAAGATCAAGCACAAAATGTTATGGTATTTCCTTTAGGGCAGGGTGGAACAAAAACTTTAAGGAATTCTTCAAATAATATTGACACTCAATTCGTATTTAAGAATGAATCGGACGTCAATGTAGCAACTAATGGAACAGTAACTGTAACAGCTAATAGTGCTCATTCTGGTGGCACCGAGACTATGAATGATATAGGAAATCTGACTACTCCAGACGAGAGAAATATTATTATTGTTGCAACATCAGCTGCAGAAACAACAAATAATAGTGGAAATATAACAAATGTTTCTACCTCCGGAGGTGTTGCCACTGTGACAGGAACAGCGACCACATTCGAAGATGAATATGTAGTTGGAGATATCATAACTTTTAATAATCAGAGTGCAACGATCACAGCCATAAATACCCAAACTCAATTGCTTGCTGATAATTCTCAAACAACTTTAAGTGATGGGTCAGGTAGTCATACCCATAAACTCTCAATTCCTGCAGGAAAAATATTTGATTTATCTTCTAGAGGAACTATAACTTCAACTAGTTCTTCTCATGTTATTGATTTGGGCATATCAACAGTTTCTACATTCAATGCCTCTGTGCAATATAATACTCTTAGAACCGATGCAGCACCGACAGCAAAAAATGCAGAAAAAGATAAATTCATTAAAATCGATACTTCAACGCATGGAAATGGAGCAAACGGTCCATGGCATATTGGTGTTCCTGATGTATACAAGATACAAGTGTTTAAAGCCAGTTCAGGAGTTACTGAAGCGAGCGAAGACGTAACTTCTCATTTTTATCTAGATGATGGCCAAAGAGATAGTATATACATTAATGCAAGTCTTGTCAAAAGAACGAGTAGTTCTTTAAATTTATCTAACTGTGAGCTATTGGTGAAATTTAGCTATTTTACAGCAGACTTTTCTAGCGGTATTGGATATTTTTGCGTAGACTCTTATCCAGTAAATGATTCTGATGCTGCAGCTGCAGGAAATATCGCCACATATGAGATTCCAGTATTCGTTTCTCCTACAAGCGGTAAGAAATATGATCTCAGAGACTCTATTGATTTTAGACCACGTTATGGCACATCAGTGACACCATCAAGCACTGTTGCAGGAATCACTGCATCTGAAACAAATCCTGGAGGAACTTCGACATTCGAATTAAATAGTTCAGGAGCTTATACTCCTGTTCCAGATGAAAATTTTCAGACTTCCTTTCAATACTATTTGTCTCGCAGAGATAGAGTTATGTTGAATTCACAAGGACAGTTTGAAGTTTCCAAGGGGGTTCCTTCTATAAGACCTAGATTACCTGAAGAAAAGTCAGCATCTATGACTCTCGCAACAATAAATGTTCCACCATTTCCTTCTCTTTCTCCATATGTCGCTAAAGAAGTCGGTCGTTCAGATTATCAAGTAAGGGTTAATGTTGAAGATAATAGAAGATACACGATGAAAGATCTTCGAGTTATTGACAAACGTGTAAAAAATGTAGAATATTATTCTTCCTTGAATGCACTAGAACTTTCTGCGAGAAACAAACAATTGTTTAATGGTAGTGGGTTAGATAGATTCAAAAATGGCTTCTTGGTTGACAACTTTATTGGCCATAATGTTGCTGATACCACAAGAACAGGTTATAGAGCAGCCATAGATAAGAAGCGGGGGTTGATGAGACCAACGTTCGATAGAAACTATATCTCATTTAAAAAGTCTACTAGCGGTCTTGTTAGTAGTGGTGTTATTGATTCTAGCGGTAATTTTGGAGATAAAGAAACTCACACATTACAATATACAGAAGTCGAATACATTTCACAACCAAGCGCCAGTAAGAAAAGAAATCCTGTCCAAGAGTTAATGTTTAATTGGGTTGGTAATGTTGTTCTTTCTCCATCGATGGATAATGGTGTCGACGTTAATACTCTGCCAGATGTTCAGGTAGATTATGATGGGATGTATGATTCTTTTGTGGAAATAGCAAATAGAACAGGCGTCACAGGAACTGATTGGGGCGCATGGGAAACAACCAACACTACCGAAAATGAAAATGATGTTGAAAACGATGATGGATCAAGAACGATAACAACCACAACACAAACTGATCAAATTCGTGATGGTGTTACAACAACTATTTCTCCAGCAATTCAAACGTTTGATCTTGGAACAAGAACAACAAATGTTGCTGTTCGTGATTACATGAGATCTAAATCTATTAAGTTTGTGGGAACGGGTTTGAGGCCAAACACAAAAGTTCACGCATACTTCGATAATGAAATAGTTGATGAATATATTACTCCTGCAAGTTCCACTTTTGCAAATACTGCGAGTATCGGCAACCCGATCACAACAGACTCTAATGGCAATGTTTATGGTGTGTTCACTATTCCTAATAATTCAGAAATGAAATTTAGAATTGGTTCTCGTGAATTTAAATTGGTTGATGTAGATGATTTATTAACAGAATCAGAAACTGTCACAACTTCTGCAAAAACATCATATACCAGTATTCCTCTAGATATCGATCAACAGTCGACCCTTATGAATATTAAAGTGCCACAGTTCACGGACACAGATGTTGTTGAGAATAATACAATAACTTCGGTTAATGTTCAAGAGATCCCAGCTCCCCCTCCTCCTCCGAGCTCTGGCGGCGGCGGTGGAATAAATTTATTCCCAGCTATTGCAATATTCGCATTTGACCCTATTGCACAGACATTTGCTGTGAATGCAGGAAAATCAGACGGAATCTTTTTAACTTCAATTGACACATATTTTGCTAGGAAATCCAGCACTTATCCAATTACTATACAAGTTCGTGAAGTGGAGAATGGAATTCCAACAAAAAGGGTTGTGCCTTTCGGAACCAAAACTCTTCAGCCAGCTGAAATCAACGTTGACAACACTTCTGCGACAGCGACAACATTTAATTTTGATGCTCCTATATTCTTAAAGAATGGAAAGGATTATTGCTTTGTTGTTATGCCAGCTGGCAATTCCGATGAATATCTAATTTGGACTGCAGAACTGGGTGGAAAGGACGTTCGATCAAATAGGCTTATCGATAGAGCTCCAGCTTCAGGTGTTATGTTAACATCTTCTAACGATAAAACATGGAGCGTCCACCAAAAAGAAGATATAAAGTTTAAATTGAATAAAGCAAAATTTTCAACAGGAACTGCCAACTTATATCTTCAAAATAAAGATCTAGAATTCTTGAATACCACCAGTAGATCAGGAAATTTTGATATTGGTGAAAAGGTTATTGACCCCATAACATTCACAACAACTGCAGTTGCAGGTAATACTGCAGGACAATCAATTGGTGCTGGAACTACTTTGACCCACAGCGTTGGAAATTTCTCAGCGACTGCTAAGGTGTTATCTGTAAATTCAGATAATGGTTCAGGAGCAGTTAGTATGAAACTTGCAGCTCAATATCCTTCACGTGTTTGGGCGCACGCAGCGAATGGCAATTCAACAGTTGCGATAAGTGGTCCATTCACCGGAACAGCGACAAGTGGAGTATTCACTAACGGAACAAAAACTGGTTTCGTTGGATATGAGGATCAAAGTAACGAAAAGCTTCACCTAGAAGATTCGAACGGTAGTTGGGTTGCTTCTGATATTGTTGTTGGAAAGACGACTGGAGCATATGCAACAATTTCTAGCATTTATGATATGCCATATAATGCGTTTGTTCCAAAGCTCCCAACTATAACTTATGCTAATACCAATATTGATTGGACTATTAGAACAACTTCTACATCCGGAGTTATATCGGACACATTTATTTCTGCCGACAATTCAACTACATCTGAGTTTCTAGATAGTGAGAAAAAGATCTTTTCTAGATCAAATGAGACAGGGCTTTCTCCCAGAGATGGGACAAATAAATCTATAATTATTAAAGGATCTATCACAAACGATGATCCCAACGTTTCTCCGATCATCGATGCATCTAGACTCAATGGTCTTACCATACACAATATTATTAATAATGATCATACTGATGAGCATAAAGAAACTGGTAGTGCTAATGTTAGACACATTTCGAAAGTTGTTGAGCTTGCAGATGGAAATGAAGCCGAAGATTTAAAAGTCTTTGTGAGTGCTTGGAGACCTTCCGGAACAGATGTTAAAGTTTATGCTGCTATCCATAACTCTGAAGATCCAGAAGGAATTTATGATAAAGATTTTACTCCTATGGCATTGGCAGCAGGAACTCTCAATTCAGACCCTGTAAATAGAAATGATTTTAAAGAGTTAGAATTTTCTTTCTCTGCAAACACTCAAGGCCAAGGATTCTTAACAGCTTCGAGTGCTAATAATCATGCCAGACTAAATACTTCTGATAATGAAGTTGTTTGGTATATGAACGGAGACGGAAGTAAATTTAGGACATTTAAAAACTTTTCTGTTAAGATTGTTCTAACCTCATCTAATTCTTCGAAGGTTCCATTGGTTCGTGATATGAGAGCAATAGCATTACAAAAATGATATACACAAAAGTGACAGATAATGAAGACTTAGTTAAAGATAAATCTACAGGTGCTGTGTTAAATGTAGATAACCAATCTTTAAATAATTATAGAGCAAGGAGAGCCAGACAACAAGAGATTGATGGCTCTCTCTCAAAAATAGAAAAACTAGAGAGTGACGTAAATGAAATTAAATCGTTACTCTATAAAATATTAGATAGAGAAGATAACAAATGACTGTTAATGTACCTAATACAGAACTCTCGGATAGTTTTAACACTTGGAGATTAAATAGTAACTATTATGCCACAATAATAGCAAATAATGCGGTAACTGTTTCTAGAGCAGGTTCTTCTAATAGAGGTGGATATGTTCAAGGTAATGGGCATGTTGACGGTACATTCTCTGCTAATGAGTTGCGAGCAACAAATATTTCCGGTGGGAATACTACTAGTAAATCTATTCTTGTGGCAACTTCAAACGTAGAAATTTCTGGATCTGGCGCAAGAGAATTTGGTGTATTTGCAAACTCGACGTTCAATTCAAATGTTGATATCAATCTTTCTGGCGATTCTAGATTTACGATGGGTGATATCTCACGCATTAGAATGACTGGTGGTACAGCAGGACAATTTTTGCGTAGGCTAGGTTCAAGTGACGTATTAGACTTCCATTCTCTAACTCTCAATGACATATCAGAGCTGCAAGCTAATGCCAGCCACCTAACATTAAATGGGGCAAACACAGCATTTAGTGATGATAAATCTTCTCCTAAAATTATTATGAGAGCAGGTACTGATGGTGGAGATACAGCAGAATTCTTTTTAGCTCATGCTGGTGTTTTGGGTCAATCAGACGTTCTTCTAAAATTAGTAGACAACGCTGGACAAGGATCATTCAAGATTCAAGATTCAACGAATACTACTATCTTTACAGTTAATTCAGATGGCACTGTTGCATTTGTATCAAACGCAGCTATCGGAGGTGTAGAAACTTCTGGAAACATTCTTCCTGGACCGAAGTCAAATATAAATTCAAATGGTGCATATTATGTAGGAACTCCCACTAGAAAATTTAAGGGTGCACATTTTAAAGAAGCGGTGACAGCGAATTCTTTTTCTGGTCAAACCGCTACTTTTGCAAATGATGTGTTTATGGGATCTAACCTAGCAGACACAATTGATATTAATGGTACTGTTTCAAATATAACTGTATCAGGTAATGCAGATTTTCATGGGACAGTTGTTTTAAGTGGAGATGTACGACTTGGAGACTCAGCGTCTGATTCTGTTCTTTCTATGGGATCCCTTAAATCATATGGCGACACTCAAATTGGTGATACCGAAACTGACTCTGTGCAGATTAAAGCTTTAGTAACAAGGGATTTGGTAGCTAATAGTGATGTGAATTTAGGTAATGATGCCAAGCCTTGGCAATGGGGATTTATTGATAATGTGAGAATTTCTAACACACTATTATTCAATTCAAATATACTGTTTAGTGGTACAGGTTCTTTACATACAAATAATACTATCCAAAATGGTGAAATCTTCAATAGTATGATTTCCGGAAATAGTGTTAGTGTTACAACGAATGGCACAGGTTCTGGCCAGATTTTTAATGTTCTTGGGGGAACAATTGGATTCAACCAATCTAATGCAATTAATGTTACCATTTCAGGTAATACTGTCACATATGGTGTTGATCATGCCACCACAACAACAAGAGGTGTTGCTTCATTTGCCAGTCAATTCTTTACAGCTGTTGATGGTGCTGTTTCTCTACAATCTGGCGACGCAACTGGTGCTGTTTTATCAGTTTCAGGTAATGCTAATGAGATTCAAGTATCAAGAGATAATGCAAACGTAACAGTAAGTTTACCGGACTCAGTAAAAATTTCAACCTTACAAGTAAATACTGGAATAACTGTTCATGGTGGCGTAACAGCAAATGGTGATGCGATTGTTGGCGTTGACCGCCATAACAGTGGCGCAGGATTTACAACATCGTTAGATCAGATTGTTATTAATGATGGTGGTACAGGATATTCTTCAGCTCCAGCAATTACATTTTCTGGTGGTGGTGGTGCAGGAGCAGCTGCAACAGCTACTGTTGTTGATGGAGTAATCACATTAATTACTGTCACGGATGCTGGATCTGGATATACTAGCACTCCCACAATCAATATTGGTGGAACCCCAACATTAGCTGCGACTGTCACTGTTGTTATGGATGGCGGTAGGGCATATAGAAAAAATCTATTTGATAATGGTGGTATTGATTTACTGAACGTCTACTCAAACGCCACTTTCTATGATAATGTGCAATTTAACGCTAACTCAACCATATCAATTCCAGGTAAGGTTTTGATGACAGGTGATGGTGTATTTTCAGATATTACTGTTACCGATACTGCTAACTTCGAAGCTCCTGTCACTTTAGGTGCTGGACCAGCGGATACGGTTTATCTTAGAGGAAAGGTAAATGGCGACATCGAGCCAACGTCTGCGAATACTATGGTTATTGGTGGTGTTAATGAAATACAAAAAATAAGAGCGGCGCATGTTGAGGCACTCGGTTTCTTGAATGCTGGCAATACAGTTATTCATGGTGATCTTATTGTTCAAGGCACGACCACAACAGTTAATGCAGATGAAGTTTCTCTTGGAGATAATATCATAACTCTTAATGGAGATTTAGCAGATAACGGAATTCCTAGCGGAACTGCTGGTATTGAAATTAAACGTGGGGTAGGTACTACAGGAAAAACTCACAACGCCCAATTACTATTTGATGAAGGTACTCATCTCTGGAAAGCTTCTCAGGGTAATAATACTTTGTATCAGCTAATTTCTTCTGACGGTGATGGAACAGTTGCGACACTCAATCAGCTTACACATACTGATGAAATTCATAATGCAAATAATTTTTTAATGGTGTATGATTCTGTAACTGGACAACTCACAAAAGACACAGTTCAGTCTGTTGCTCTCCAAGGTCAAAAAGGCCAAAAAGGTGAAATTGGCGATAAAGGCGAAAAAGGTCAAAAAGGTCAAATTGGATTAAAAGGCGAAAAGGGCATAAAAGGTCAAAAAGGTGCTGAGGGCGATAAAGGCGAAAAAGGCGAAAAAGGTCAAAAAGGCGAAAAAGGCATAAAAGGTGAAAAGGGTGAAAAGGGCATAAAAGGCGAAAAAGGCGAAAAGGGTCAAAAAGGAACAGAAGGAACAACAGCTGGTATAAATTTAGAATATAATTCAACGGCAAATAGTACCAATCCAGGTGCCGGCAAATTTAGATTTAATAATTCGACAATCTCAAGTATCACTCGTGTTACGGTCAATGAAACTGCTTCTACTGGAGGGAATATTGAAGCCTTGTTGGTCGATGCTGGTTCTGGTGACGGCACGGTAAAATCTAAAATCCGGATTGCTAGTTCTTCAGGTGGCTTTATTGACATGGAAATTACTAGTGTAACCAATCAAGCTGGATATTGTTGGCTGAATGGTACTGTAATTGGAGCAAGCGTTGTCGACAGCCAAACGGTTTTAAATAATGTCTTTGCAAATGGAGAAACGGTAGGGCTGCAAATTTATAGCGCTGGTGTTAAAGGCGAAAAAGGTGAAAAGGGTCAAAAGGGTGAAATTGGATTAAAAGGCGAAAAGGGTCAAAAAGGACAAAAAGGTGCAAAGGGCGATAAAGGCGAAAAGGGTGATAAAGGCAACACCACTGCCGCAGCAGATGCAGCTACAGCATTAGCCGCAGATGCAGATTTCGTCAGTGATGTAAAAGGTGATAAAGGTAATAAAGGCGAAAAAGGTCAAAAGGGAGCTAGTGTCAAAGGCGAAAAGGGAGATGATGTCAAAGGCGAAAAAGGTCAAAAAGGTGCTGATGCTTCAGCAGCAGATGTAGCCACTGCATTAGCGGATAGTGCGTCCTTCCAATCTGATGTAAAAGGTGATAAAGGCGAAAAAGGTGCAAAGGGTCAAAAAGGTGCAAAGGGAGATAGTGTCAAAGGCGAAAAGGGTAGTAGTGGAACTTGGAATGCCAATGGTGCGTATCGGATGGATAAATTGGGTGTTGGAGAAGCTGCTCCATCCACAGCCGGAAACGTTAAGATTTCAGGAAAATTAACAGCTCAAGGCGATATCGTCGCTGGTGCTTCTGATGCAAGACTTAAAAATATAAAAGGAAATATCACCCAAGCTTTAGAAAAAGTTAAAAAACTCAATGGTGTAAATTTTGAATGGACTGAGTATGCTAGATCAATTTTACCTGAATCTATGAGTGAAGAAGAAGTTGGACTTATTGCACAAGAAGTTAAAGAGGTATTACCTGAAATTATTCAAGAAGCTCCTGTAAACTCTGATTATATGACCATTAGATATGATCGGGTTGTTGCATTATTAGTAGAAGCTATTAAGGATCTATCAGAGGAAGTTGATAAACTGAAAGGCTTATAAATAGAGCTGTATTCGAATATAATTAATGGAAAGATAGAGATATGGCGGCAAAGGCAAATATTATAATTGATCAAGGTGCAGACTTTTCTACAATTATAACTGCATCTGATGATACTGGAACTGCAGTTAATTTGACTGGCTATAGTGGCACAGCTCATGTTAGAAAAAATTATGCTTCCAATCAATTCTTTGAATTTACTGTTGACTTTCCTTCACCAACAACTCAAGGGCAGATTCGTTTAAGTATGTCAAGAACATACACTGATAGCATACCTCCAGGAAGATATGTTTATGATGTTGAAATCACTTCTCCATCCCCTTTAGATGAGAGAACACGTTTAGTTGAAGGAATTGTTACTGTGACTCCATCCGTGACACGAGGATCTAATACAGCTATCATCACGTCATAGGAGGTAGTAATGGCAATAAATGTAAAAATGCAAGGCGGCACGACAGGTAAAATATCCGTAAGCTTTGCTCAGCCAACTCAAGATATAACTTTAAGAACGCAAACTAGCACAAGGCTAGATAGGCTCCAAGATGTAGACACCGAGTCTTTTGGTAACGCCAATGGTGCTGTTCTTATATACAATCAAGATACTGACACATATATTCAACGTCCCTTTGGTACAGTTGATGCAAGAACTGGTCGTATCATTATTGATGCTGGAGGCGATGGCTTCTAATGGGAACAGGAATAAGTATAGCAAGGAGTCAATTTGGCGATAAGCCAGCTGACGGAAACCTTGCTAATGGTGAATTAGCATATTCGTTTTCCTCGAACAAACTTTGGATCGGGCAAACAAATAATGTAACTTCATCAGTAACAAATGAATATATTGGTGGCGCACTGCTGGTCGATAAAGTTGCCAATTTAGAAAGCAGCTTATTTGGTCCATCAGGTCTAGAAGCTGAGAATATAACTCTACAAAATACTGCAACAATTGATAGTTTAATTTTATCGACTGGTACAGTTAATGGTGTTCTATATCGCCAAGCAAATGGACTTATAGGATTTGCTTCCGGTAGTAGAGGGCAGTTCCTCACATATGATGGAAATGGTGGTATATCTTTCGCATCTTCTTTAGATGGGTTTGAAGTCCAAGACGTAGCAATCTTCCAAGCAAACGTAACTATTGATGGGGTTTTACTATCGGACAACGATGTTTATGCGAATAACGTTTATATTCGTAGCAGACTTCAAGTCAATGGAGATATTATTTTACGAGGAGACAATATCACTTTAGGTGATGGCGGTGACGTTATATCTCTCGGCGCTTCAGTAAATACATCAATTATTCCAACAACATCAAACGCTCAAAGCTTGGGATCAAATAATAATATTTGGAATGCTGTTTATGCAAATAAATTTATCGGAGATGGAAGTTCTCTAAGTGGCGTTGTATCAACTGCAAACCTCATTACTTTAGGCACACCAACAGAAGATGGGTCTGTTATCGATGGGGCAGTAACTTCTTTAACAGCAAACACCTCAACCCTTGATGCTATCGATAGGTTAAATGAGGCTATGTTTAATATCTCAAAAAACACCTTTGTCAGAGACGTTGCCTTTTCAGCCTCACCAACCTCCGGAGGTGCAGGAACAAATGTGACTCTTACGATAACTGCTACAGGAAATCCAAATGAATATAGTGTGAATTGGGGAGATGGGCAATGGTCTAATAACATCACCACCACCAACCCATCACACGTGTATGCAACAAATACTAATAGCCCATTCACAGTAGAAGTATATGCTAGAAATACTTCTGCTACAGGAGAAGGAAGTAACGCAGAATTTATAAACACAGATATGATTACAATATATGTTGCTGACCCAGTTGCAAACTTTGATGTGTATAATAATCTTACTGGACCATCTATAGTAACTGAAGCCAACACTGGGCAGGCAGTTTATTTAGAAAACACTACAACTAACATTGCCAATTCATCAGCTACAGCTACATTTGCAGTCAACTGGGGTGATGGCGGTGCAGAAGTATTGATTCCCAGCAAAGTTTCTAATGGTGGTCCACAGGGTGCAAGATTATCTAAGACATATAGCTCCGATTCTGGAACTGGCACGTTTAATGTGAATTTATATCAGAATACATATAGCATAGGAAACCCAAGCATCTTTCCTCTCAATAGAACAAAAACGATAAAGGTTTTTGATATTGCAATCTCAGCGCCAAATAATATAGGATCCAAAACAGTATCTTGGGCAAGTAGTTCTGATGGCACTTCTCCTAAATTGGCCGCAGGTTTTATTGGTTCTGGCAAATCTGCTGGAGATTCTATTTCTACATCTTTTCCAAGAACAACAGGTTCAGCTGTCCTAACATCTGCGATGTCAAGCTATTTTCACACAACAGGTACTCCAGAAGGACATGTGAATGATGCAGATGCATCTGCAATAACTGTTGACGAAACTTCTATAGACTATTATAATTATAACGCAGCTGGCGTGACAGTAGCTGCTGCAGCTCGCATATATGCTGAAGGACTATATACGACAGGAACGAAGGCTAGATTAAATTTGACTAGTGCTATTGTTTCATCGACTGGCATTGGAGTGAATAAAGCTGAAATTTCTACTCCTGAAGGTAATTCAAATGAATTGTATTATGTTTATGACCCACATTCAAATTCACCAACAGTAGATGTGTCTTCAGCCACTGTGACTGAAGCAACAGCTTCATATAATTATATTTCTGGCATTCCATATTATGATACTGGAGACACACTAACTTTAAGCGGAATTGTTGTTACAGATCTTATTGGCCAAACATATAGAGACACAAATTCTCCATTTAGTGTTTCTGCATCAAATATAGTAGGGACTACTGGAACAGCTTTTGGTTCAACATATACTTATGCTACAGCATTAAATTCTTCTCAATTGACTGGTGGTATTCCGAATGCAAATAATTTGTCAGCTTCTTTAAATGATTTAACAATAACTATTGGTTCTGGGGATAGAGCAGCCAAGGTTATGTTTACAGCACATAATGTTAACGGATACAACAATCAAATAGTAGATTCTCCGATTATTCAGTGTTTCACTGGAAACCCTTCTTTCAACGAACTTCTTATACCAGTTTCAGATGATTTGGGTGCAACTTTTGATTCTGATGGGTTGAGGATATCTGGATTCTCCGGAGCAAATCCATCATTTAATTCAGCAACAGACTATTATTCTAATAATTTTTGGAATGGCGCAGTAACGGTTGCGGGAACTGATGAGGCTATTGTAAGATATAATTTGCTTGAACACTTTACAACCGACTTATCTTCTGGATATTTGCCAGCTGGACCAGATCTGTCTACAGGAAGATCTGGAACACAATATTTTAGATTTGCATTTAAGAGAACCAATGTGGCTAATGTTAGATTCACTCTAACTGGTAAAGTTTCAGGATTCTATATTGCAGCTCCAGGAACAGCAATTGATAGTGCATCTGGATTAAGTGGATGGTTGGATGCAAGCATTCAATATGCTGGATCTGGCGTTCCAGGATCTGATACCGCCAACGGAGGTAATGGATCAAATGGATGTGCACTCACAGGAGCTGATAGAATTATTGATGGAACTTCCTATAGTAATCAAAATTTTGATCTAACTCTCGGAACTGAAAATTTATCTAATGCTACTAACAATTTAATGCTAGTTAGTATTGCGCTAAATAGTGATGATAGCATTTCATCACTATCTGTAGGGGAAGTTTCGTAGAATGGCAATATCTAATGCACAAAAAATTGATTACTTGTGGAAAAAACTTGGCTACGGTGCGAGTAAAACAGATACTAACGATCAAAAATTAGCTGTTAACGAAGCTATTCCTTCTCCTCTACTTTTAAGAGGTGATAAAATTTGGAGTAGTGCTGGAGAAATTCCAACAGTTATGCCATCAACATCTTCTGATGTGGTTCAAATTTATACTGGAACAAATGCAGTAGAAACAACCGAAGATATAACCTCAACATCTAAAAGAACTTGGAAAACTGGAACAACTGATTGGATTCCTCCGGAGTTTGGATCAACATATCAGGTAAAAGTGTCTGTGGATGCAGCAGGATCAGCTAATCCAACTGGAGGCACGCAACTATTTGCAGCAGGTTCTGGTAATTCTGATGAATGGTTTTTTGACTATCAATCTGGAATATTAAATTTTATTGGAGATAACCTTCCTTCTACTATAGGAACAAATAAAATATATATAGTTGGATCTAGATATATTGGTCCATTCTTTACTGCTGGATCTTTAGGTGCTAATGCCTCTGTTGGAGGTAGTGGAGATGAAGGTGTACTAGAAGTAAAAGATAGTGCAAATAATGTAGTTGTTGAGATTAACTCTAGCAATGCAACTATAACATCATCAAATGTTGTTGTTAGTGATACTCTTAAAGCTCAAGAATTAATTTTAGAAACAGTATTGTCTACTCAGTATGGAGGTACTGGACTTACAAATTTCACACAAAATGGAATATTGTTTGCTCAATCTGCAAACACATTAGCATTTATAACAGGAACCAATGGACAAATTATGCAGATAAATGGATCCGGCCAACCCGTTTTTGATGATATTGATGGTGGCGAAGTATGAGCGATTTTGATAATGCCGAAGAAGTTTTTGATTTATATAGATCAAGTCAAGGCGAGCAAATAAAACAGCTTAGTGAGACTATAGTTATTTTGAATACAAAAATATCATATCTTGAGAAAAAACTTCGAGATACTATAGAAGAAAATGAAAGATTACCTGTCCCAAGATCTATTGAAGTGGAAATTGAAAAGCTTGTCAAACAAAATAAAAAATTAGAAAAAGATATAACGTATTACAAGAAACATGTACCAGTTCAACTTATTATAAATAGAGAAAGTAAAGATAAGCCAAAAAGAACTGGCAGACAGTTAAGATAAACTCAAAGGAGCGACCAAATGGCGTCTATAATTAAACTCAAGAGGAGTCTTACGACAGGTGCGATCCCAAGCACTCTTGTTGAAGGCGAAATCGCTGTTAACGTCGAGGACAAAAAGCTATTCGTTGGTGGTAAAAATGGTGGAGCTAACGTTCAGACGCTTTCTGGTGACCTCTATAATCTATCATCAGCTGCTAATAATTCTCATGCCACAACAGCGGCAGACATTATATTAAGCGTTGATAATGAAGCACTTTCTAATGATGCAATCACGCTTATAGGTATTCAAGGCGTTGATGTAGAAAGACAATCAAACGGAGCTATTACAATCGCTGCAGCGCCAGCTTCGTCAGTTGGAACATTATCAGGCGATTCTGGCACAGCCTCACCACAAGAATTTAATATTAAAGTTCTTGGCGGCGAAGGTATTGACACATTAGCATCTGGAAATACAATAACAATTAGCGGTGAAGATGCTTCTACCACTAATAAAGGTGTTGCTAAGTTTAATACTGCGAGTTTTGATGTATCATCTGGCGATGTTACGATTAAGACAGGTGGTGTAAACTCTTCTCAAATTTTAAATAAGACCATCGTTGGCGGTGATATCGCCGATGGAACTTTATCTTCTGTGCATATTTCAGCTGGTGGCATTACATCAAACGCCATTGGTACGAGTGCTGTCACTAGTGCTAAAATAGGCGCAAGTCAAGTTACAACTATTAAAATTAATGATGGTGCAGTCACAACAGCAAAACTTGCTGCAGATGCAGTAGATGGAACGAAAATTGCTGATGACTCGATAGATTCAGAACATCTTGTGGATGGGTCAATTGATGCGGCTCATATTGCGACAGGTGCTGTTACGACCACGCAAATTTTAGATAAAACTATTCTTGGTGGTGATATTGCTGACGGTACAATCACTTCTACTCAGATTGGTGCTGGAGCTATCCAAGCTAACGCAATCGCTGCTGGAGTATTGACAGCTACTGAGATTCAAGATAAATCTATTACTGGTGCAAAACTTGTAGATGGCACAATCACTTCTACACAAATTGCTGCAGGTGGAATCACCGCCAATGCAATTGGAAACGATTCTGTCTCATTGGGCACAAAAACAACTGGTAACTATATTGCTACTGTTTCTGGCGATACTGAAATTCTTGTTTCTGGTTCAGGTAGTGAAACTGCAGCTGTAACTCTTGCTATTGGTGATAATATTTCTGCCAATACTACTGGTAATGCTGCGACAGCAACTCAGTTGGCAACAGGAAGATCGATTGCTTTAAGCGGCGACCTATCAGGTTCGGCGACATTTAATGGAACAAGCGACATCACAATTAATGCCACTATCGGCGCTGATAGTGTCGCTCTTGGAACAGACACAACTGGCAATTATGTAGAATCACTTAGCGGAACAGCTAATGAAATCGAAATTACTGGTGGAGCTGCTACAGAAGGTGGAACGCCACAGATTGGTTTGCCAGATGCAGTAACCATTCAAGCTTTAACGGTGGCTGGCCTCACTACTCTCAGTTCAAACGTTGCAATTAATGGATTTAATACTGCAATTGCTGGTAATACTTCTATTGCAGGCAACTTGTCTGTTGATGGTGATCTAGCAGTTGAGGGTGCATTAACTTATATCTCTTCATCAACAGTTAATATTGATGACTCCATGCTGAAATTGTCAGCTAATAACTCTGCCGATATTACAGACTCTGGTGTTTATGCAAGGTATGTTGAAAGTGCAACTAACAAATATGCAGGATATTTCCGTGATGCAACTGACGATGTATTTAAATTCTACTATGGACTAGAAAGTGAGCCTGGAGCGACTGTCGATACAACAGCAACAGGATACGCATTAGCACAAATTGATGCCATTATTGATGGTGGCACTTACTAACTATATACTATGAAAGAGGGGATACATATCCCCTCTATAAAAACTCTACATAGAGATTGAACATAAGGACTAGATATGTCTTCGAAGATATATATCAAGCGATCATCTGTTGCTGGCAGAAAGCCAACAACCAGCAATTTAGGCATTGGAGAACTTGCACTCAACCTACGTGACGGTCGAGCATATTCTTCTAATGGATCACATATCTTCGAAGTAGGTTCAAATGTAGAATCTCTAACTGTAGGCTCCGGAACTTTTAGTATAGCCAACGGAGCTATGACCTTCCCCACAGCTGATGGAACTGCGAACGGACAAGTTCTTATTACAGGTG